ATGGACGTATGTATTAGTTAACAAATAGTGGATAATATAGGTGCGATATAGTTAAAAATAGAAAAAGATAAATAAACAAATAAGATGTGCCAGGTTATAGATGGCCTAGCTTGAAGAAGGACTGATATTTTAAAATCTACTTACAACAACAAAAATTTGCACGTGAATATTTTAGTGTTACATAAAATTTTCGTTTCGAGTGGGTAAATTTTTAGTTTATCCTTCTTAAAGATTTTTTGTCTTTTTAATTTTAATTTTTAGCTCACCAAATAATTTACGTTAATTCGCCCAAAAATTTTGTCACACATTATTTTGAATGAATTTAATGTGCGATTTTATTTTATTTGGATTTATGAAAATTTTTGTTGCTTTTATTTTTGTTTATTGTGTTTATACTTATCATACTCATACAAAAATAAATTCAAATAAAATTAAATTGAAATTTTATTTGACTTCGTTTTAGATTTATGTTATAATCAGTATGCAAGATGGTTATAAGTGAATCGACTTATTGACCTATCCATAAATAGATGAACCATGGAATTCAAAACGAAAATTTTATATGTAGAATAAAACATAAAATTGAAATCCAAAATTCTACTAGAAAATTTGAATTGAAAATTCTATGTTGAAAAAGGGGATGGAAAATTTGAAACGGAAAATCCAAAGCCGAAAATTAGAAGCGGTATTTGGAGCTGGAATTTTGATTTATGGAATTTATATTTGGAAATTCGTTCCTGAAAATCAAAAACAAAAAGTTGAATTTAAAATTGAGCCGCAAAATTCAATTTCAAAAAGTTTTGATTGGTTTTTTGAATCTGATGAAAAAATTAGAGAGATGTTTCAGATTGAAAAAATAAATTACAAAATTGAAACAGAAGAATGGCATCCATTTTTTGAAATCAGTAATCAAGACAGAGAAACAATCCAATATATCGTAGCTGGTGAAGCTGGATATGAGCCTATTGAGGGTAAAATGGCTGTAGCTCAAACATTGTTAAACGCCATGAAAAAAGAAAATTGTAGTGCAAGACGAGTTAGAAAACTCTATCAATATTCGGGCTGGAAAACAAATTTGAATATTGAATCGCCAGAAAATTGGGCCGAAGTGAAAGAAGCCGTAAATCGTGTTTTTGATGGGGGTGAATTTGTTTCAGAAAATCCAATTTTATTTTTCTATGCGCCAAAATATTCCAGTGGTAAATTTCATCGAACTTTGCCACACGACCAAGTTATTGGAGGACATAGTTTCCATTATCTTGAAGAAGATGTAAATGCGGATTGGTTTAAGGAGTTGCAAAAATGAGTTTGATTTTATATTATATGCTTTTAGTTTTGGTAGGCATGATTTCGCTTTGGAGTCTTTTCTATACATGGATTTCGTTGCAAATGTTGAGTTATTTAAATGCTACACTTAGCTCAATTTTAACCGTAGTGTCGGCTGTCTTATTTTTTAAATTGATTTTTTAAGGAGCACAAAAATGGGAATTAAAATGGATGGCAAAGCTTTAGCTGATAAAATTGCTATTTGTCTAAAGCAGCGTTGTGATAATTTGAAAAGCAAAAATCTAATTCCGACTGTTGATATTTACACAACAAATGATGACCCTATTGCCAATATGTACTTGCGTAGTAAACTAAAACGTTGCCAAGAGATTGGGATTGAGACCGTAGTAAAAAATTGTAATAATTATGATAATTTTGGTATTATTAGAATTATAGCAAAATCTAGGAACCCTTTGATTATCGAAGAGCCAATTCCTTCCACTATTGATAAAGAATCGCTTTGTGATATTCTGGTTTCCCGGACGGACTTAGACGGATGGTCTACTTGGAATCGAGCAAAATTGTATTGCAATATGAAGCCTAATTTTTATCCATGTACTCCTAAAGGGATTATGCGTTTGCTTAAAGAGTACAATGTAGAATTTGAAGGACGAAATGCGCTTGTAATTGGACGTAGTAATATTGTTGGACAGCCTATTGCATGGATGTTAAGTCAACAGGGTTGTACCGTTATAATGGCGCATAGTAAAACAAACGAATCAGACCTTATTAACTATGCTATTAGTGCAGATATTATTGTTTCTGCTGTTGGTAAACCAAATATCATTGACTTTCAAGAATTTAATGATGAGTGTTTCGGGGTAGGTGAAAAAATACTGTCTGATAAAGTGATTATTGACGTTGGGATGAGTTTTGAAAATGGAATTCTAGTTGGCGATTTTACTGAAGAATTTAAATCTAAAACAGCATTGTGGAATTCTGTTCGTGGGGGCGTTGGACCGATGACAACAATTTCACTTTGTGAGAATGTAATAGAATTTTATGAAAGAGAAATTAATGATTAAGGCTTGACAATCATCCCAACTTCTGCTATACTGGACCCATGGAGGCGAGGTAAATGAAAACTAATTATTCTATTGAATTGGAAACTGATGAAAATAATAAGCCTTTATGGTGTTCAGTAAATTGTGTTTATCGTTGCTATTGCGAAGGGCTGACTACGGAGCAAGCAATTTCTTCTACAATTTTAGCTTATGAAAATCTTGACGTGGTAAAAGATGGTGTGTATAATAAGGCCGTATTTTGGTCTGATAGACTTGCTAAGATGATTAACAAGCATCTGACATATCGTTACAAGGTTAACGCCACTAAGCATTGCCTTCACAAGTGCGAAATCTTGCATTTGCCTAAGAATTGTTATAAAGCCATGCTATATGGGGAAGTTGTTGAAGCCGAAATCAAAAATGGTTCTGTTGTAAAAATTGTGACTAGACTGTTCAATAGATACGATATGGCTGAAGATATCTGTGCAGCGATTCTGCTTCACGATGAAGGTTTTTATGACGCAAAAGTAAAAACCGTCTGGACAAATTGCGCTAAAGATAATCACAGTACAATCAATGTTTCAAATTATATAAAAAATTAAAAAGTTGAAAAAGTGCTTGACAAAGTTTTTCGGCTGTGATATACTTATCATAACAAAAACAAAGGAGCGATTAAAATGTCTCGAAAAGAATTGAAATATACGTATTCCAGCGTCAAGTCGCCCTGCAAAGGGTGTTGTGATAGATATATTGGATGTCATGGCTCTTGTAATGGATATAAGGCTTATCATGATGAGCTTAACAGAATCCGAGCTAAAGAGTTTGAATTTAAGAGACTAAAAAATATGTGTAATTCAATTCTGAGTAAATCCACGATTTCAAAAGATTTTATTGGGCTTTATTAAAAAGTTCTTGACAAAGAAAAGAATCCGTAGTATAATTAAATTAAGGTTTGCGGTTAGCCTTTAAAACCGTTGATATCCCCGGATAGTACAAACAGAAGTACGCTTGACTATAATCAGGAGATAGCTGTGCAAATCGGTTAATGGGGACAAATGCCGTTTAAAGGGAAGTATAGCAAAGGCTCTCTTTATTTCCAAACCTGACTTTTTCACTCCCCCGCTCTTTGCTCTCGATGCCGTGGTGCGAAAAAAGTAAGGGGCTACAGTTAATACGGTCTGTAGCATTTGTTTGGGCCTTTAGCTCAACGGTAGAGCCGGTCGCTCATAACGGCAAGGTCGTAGGGTCAGCACCTACAAGGCCCACCAAAAGAAAGAAAATAAAAAATCTTTCAAAAAACGCTTGACAAAGCAAACAGAATGTGATAAACTTAAATCACAAAACAAGAAAGGAAGATTTAAATGAACAGCATTGATAAGAAGCGTAATCAACTGAAAGACACCGCTTTTAAGCTGGTGTATAAACACCCTTACAGTATGGTGCGAACCAAGATTGATAGAATTGGCCGTCAACTTAGAGAGCTTGATAATAAATTTGTTAAGACCGCTGATTCTGATAAATAAGGTAATATCGGTTTAGGCCGTTGTTTCGGTGTTCTTATGAACTCATCTTTAGTCCGTTAAGCTAAAGGACATGGTGAACGGTAGTAGCCAATCAGGTGCGGCGAGGTTCGAGTCCTCAAGCCACGGCGTTCGACTCGTCTGGCGTAAGGTGCAAAATCTGACAATATGCAGATGTAGCTCAATGGTAGAGCAGGTTGGCCGATGTGGTTGACGCAATATGCGGGTTCGAGTCCCGTTGTCTGCACAATGGCAATGAAAATGACCAAGACAGTTGTGTGTATGATGTTCATCATCCTCTCCATAGCCAAACCGAAGACAGATAAGTGTAAAGCTGGTCTGTTAGTAGTTGTAAACAAGCAGAATACAGTTGGCGTGGCCACTACGATAGTGTGGCAAATATGTGGGGATAGCTCAGTAGGCAGAGCGGTGGCCATTTAAGTTACGTCTAACATTGGTGATACATAGATGAGCGAGTTGTATAGCCTAACCACCTATATTTACTCAATATCTTGGCGTTGGTTCAAATCCAACTCCCCGCTTATACTTGAATGGCTGATGTAAGTATAAATCTTCAGCTACCATAAGCCATGTTGGTTATGTTTACGGTTAAACGGTTAGTTCATCACTTAACTGTAAAATTTGTAAAAAACCAGTCGGGTATACACGATGTTCTGCGGACGCATGGCATAAATGCTGGATTAGCTCAGTTGGCAGAGCTGTTCACTTGTAATGAAAAGGTCATCCGTTCAAGTCGGATATCCAGCTGCCAAAGCGTCTATTGGGGAAGTCGTGCGTATATTATAACAGTTAGGATAATTAATGGTGTTGATGAATGTTGCTTCGGCTTCCAGTAATCACACTGCCTAACGGCTAAAAGGTTGACCCACAATCGAAAGACTTCGAGCTTGTCATAGTCCAGTTGGCTAAAGTAGAATAAGATACTGGATATTTAGCATCCTAGGAGGTTTGAAGGCGTTCGTTAAACCTTACAAAGCGGGAACGCTCATGGCGTAAAGTGACAAAAGCCCGTACAGAATGGTGAGTATCTAGTCCATTCAAACAATCAAACATAACCGAGGAAGTGGGATAGGTAGGGTGAGGGCTGTTGGCCAGAGCATGTAGGCTATGTTTGATACTGAAGACCAAAGTTAAAAAATGGCTATATGCTATAAGCTGGATTAGTTCAGCGGCAGAGCAACGGTTTTGTAAACCGTGGGTCGAGGTCTCGGAATCCTCATCCAGCTCCATGCCTAATCCTCATAGGCAAAAGTAACGCACGTTGCAATAAACTGAAAGAAGATGATTCCAATGGATTTCAAAGAGATTCTATACGGAACGAACTACAATGTTCATTCTACTAAGTAAGGGCTTATGCCCTATATATGGGCTGATTAAGTAAATCTTATGAAGCCCCACCTCCCTCCCGAAAAGATAAAAAGAAGTACAATCCTCATACTCACTACCTATTGCCGTAGGTTGGATGAATAAAGGTGAGACTATAACTCCCCGTGCCGCAGCTAGTTGAGACGGGCTGGTCTCAAAAACTAGTACATTAGAAACATCGTGGGCGCACATCCCACCGGGGAGACCATAAAAGATATGGGTAGCGTTGGAGTAATTAACTAACGAGATAATAATGCCCTTTCATTAAGCCATATCTTTAATAAATTCTAAAGGGAGAATGAATATGAAATTTCAAAAGGAACAAGAAAATATTGTAGGAACACGTCAAGGTATATTTGATGTAGTGTATGAATGCGATTTTAAATCAAATGATGGGCATAGAATGTTTTATGTTAAGTGTTCAGAATGCGGTTGGGAAACTGATATGCAAATGCATCAAATTAAATATACTAGGTTTTGTCGCCATATTGATTTGGCCGGAAATTATATTACTTCTTATGAATGGAATAATAAAAGAATTGGCAATATTTTTGGTGGAATGAAAAGAAGATGTTACAACCCAAAAGAAAGAGCTTATCGTTGGTATGGCGCTAAAGGTATAAAGATTTGTGATGAATGGTTAAATAATCCTCTATCTTTTGAAGAATGGGCATTGTCTCATGGTTATCGGGATGATTTAACTATTGACAGAATAGAAGAAGATAGGGATTATTGTCCTGAAAATTGTCGTTGGGTTACAATCGAAGAAAATACCAAATTTAAGTCCACCACAAGAATTATTGAGGTTGATGGCGAACAACATACCGGTTGTGAATGGGCGGACGTTTTACACCTCGGAACTAACACTATCAATATGTTATTACGTTCTTTCTCCGAAGAAAAAGTTAAACAATTTATGAAAGAACGCAAAAAAGATTTCACAAAACACAGAAAATCTCATCAAACTTGGTTTGATGTGTATGGCATTGAAATCTAAACGGCTTCTAAAGGGTTGAGCCTATCAGCCCTATTCCACCCGGTCAACACTTTCATAAAACCTCTCCTTTTTTGTACCTCCTAAAATTTACCTCCTTCTGTTTTTGTTTGTCTGCTTCCTGTGTTGGCCTTCAAATGAATTCCCGAATTTGTTAATGACGAGTTTGGGAATTCATTTTTTAAAAATTCAATTTTTGTATTGACAGAACAGAAGAATTATAGTATACTTTAATCAAGATTAAGGAGGTAATAAATATGATTAACGCTTATGTGAATTATATGAAGGCTGAGAAGATGTCTGAGAATACCATGCGTGGTTACACTAACCATATTAACCAGATGCTCAAGACCATCAATAAGCCTGAACAGGACATTACCTACCTTGACTTGATTGATTGGAAAGCTGGTATTGCTAATCAGGCTAGTGCAACGGTAGCTAATAAAGTTGCTGCTGTTCGGTCTTATTTCAAGTTCTTAGCTGATGCCGGTGTAGTTAAAGTTGACCCTAGTAAGAATCTCAAGCGGCCCAGCAACATCAAGAGTAAGGAAAAACCCCGTATGACCGAAGAAGATGCAAGACAACTTATCTCTTATGCTCGTACTCCTCGTGATAAGGCCATGTTCAGCTTTTTGCTTTCTACTGGTGTTCGGTTCTGTGAGATGGCCAATATAACCATCAACCAGTACAAGAAAGCCATGGAGAGCAACCGAGAGATTGAGTTGCCTGTTACCAAAGGTGATAAGGGTGGTAAGGTTTATATCAATCAGTCTACTGAACAGGCGATTGAGCGGTACTTGCGTTTGCGTGATGACGATTGCCCTTATCTATTTGCTTCTTTCCAGAATCATCAACTGAGCGACAACAGCGTGTCCCAGACTATCAAATCTACGGCTCGTAGGGCTGGATTGAAGTATTGGAATGAGCTTAGTTGCCATGGTTTGAGAGCTGGTTGTGCAACGATTATGAGTGATAAGGGTGTTCCAGTGGCCACCATTAGTAAGGTCTTACGTCATAGCTCGTTGGCTGTGACTACAAGATATATCAAAGCAAATCAGGATAATGTCAATAATGCTACGGCATTGATGGAATTTTAAGAGGAGGGTAGTATGAGAGACAAGATTATCCAGTTAATTTATGATTATCTCGATTGGGCATATTGTGATGATTGTCGGTATAATTCTGAAAATTCAGGAGAATGTGAATGGTGTCATAGAAAAAATATTAGCTGGGGAATCGGAAAAGAAACCGCAGAGGTCTTAACCGATAAAATTATGGATATTATTAAGGAAGTAAAATATGAGTAATTTGGCAAAGGAATGGCAGGAAGGCAATTATAGTGTCAGAGTTTCGGGTAAAACTGTTACAGTTAGTACTATGCGGTTTGACAAAGGTAGCTATCTGGGTGACAGGGAAATTATTGCAACTGCCAAGTGTGCTCCCGAAGATGAGTTCAACCTAAGCACGGGGGTAGCGTTGGCCATGGATAGACTCAATAAGCAGTTAGAGAGCGAAAACAAAGAAATCAAAGTAGGCGACAGGGTTCAGATTGTATCGCCTGATAAGGCTTATGCTACCTTTACTAGTTGGGTTGCACGGCACGTTCACGACGGTACTATGGTGGCTATGTATAAGTATAACTGTGTGCCCAGCAACGGAATTGTTGGTAAAGTGATTACTGTAGCCCCCCATGATAATGACAAGAGCAAGACGCTTCTTTATATTGAACAGAGTCATCCTTACGGCATTCTTCATCCTGGTTGTTGGTTAATGGATTTTGAAGGAGTTAAAAAACTATGAAGCAATTTTGGAATGGTTGGAGCTATCCTAAGATGATGCCTGAAGTCATTGAAGCCATTGAAACTTATTTCTGTGATGACAAAGATATCATTGTCGATTGTATGCTGTATTTAAAAAACGCAACTGCTAGAGTCGAAGATTTGAATACGATTAACAAATGGTTTGATGATAATAATAGATGTCGAGTTTGCGGGAGCGAAATGGAATCTACTACTATTAAAGAGCCGCATTATGAAGTTGGCCCTGACGTATACGAAAATCTAACTGAATTTTTCTGTCCTAATTGCACAGGAATTTACAATGAACGGAGATAAATAAAGTGGATAAAAGAACTAAAGCAAAGCTAGAACGTGAAAAACTAAATGAAATGATTAAGTCTAGCCCGAAGTTAAAGGCTTTCCTTGATGCAGCTACGGACGAAACTGAGAATCAAGACTTAAAAGACTTGATTCAACCTGTACTTGCAGACACGTTTGATAAAATTTGTCTACAAGGAATCAATATTGGCTGGCACGCTCACGCTATGCAATGTAAGAAGAAGATTGAATCTTGCGATACACTAGAGCAAGCTATTGAGCTTATGTCTAAAGAAGTTCAAGAAACGGCTGACAAATTAGGAATTAAGGTGGAAGAAAATGGCTAATACTCCACTATCTGCGATTAAGGTGTTTTGCGTTGACTGCCTAGGTGGGCAACCTAAACTTGTTAAGGGATGTACTTCTAAAAACTGTCCTTTGTGGCCTTATAGAACAGGCCATAATACCAATTCTAAGCGTACAATGACTGAGGAACAACGTCAGATGGCGGCAGAACGGCTAAAGAGGGCTAGAGAAGCTAAGAACTCCACATAAAGTTACTATTTTTTCTAGTCTATTTTTAATTTGTTTGTCTAAGCAATATAAGTTGATGGGTTAATAACACAGGCCCTTTCTGTGTTAAAATTATAATAAAATTATAGAGGTATGAAAAATGGATATTCTAAATAAGAGTAAGAATTTTTATCGTTGTGTTGGGTCTGTATATGAATTAGGATTGAAACGGGAGCCTTGTGAAGTCGCGCTGTGGGATGATGGTAAGCCCACAGGCGAAAAGGTCAAGGCCGAGTGTGTCAAGGGCAAGTTTGGTGTTCGCACTGATGGTGGCATTGTGACGTTTATGCTTTATTTTGCGTCCAAGGGCCTGGATGGCAAGGAATCCCGTCAGTGGAAGATGGCAACTGATATGATGGGACTAAACCCTGAAGTCAATGGTGATGGCAACTCCCCCTCTGTTGTTGTGGTTGAAGGCCGTCTTGAGAACAATATGTTTATGAGCCGTGACGGAAAGGAAGTCAAGGAAGCCCCTCAGTTCCGTGTGAGCAAGGTATCTACTACTGCTTACAAGGAAGGTATGGAATACGGTATCACTGTCAACATGAGTGGCTGTATGACCAAGAATGTGCCTGAGACTAAGATGGTTGATGATGAGGCCGAGGAAACTGGCCGTGGTGTGATGACTGTGTATATGGCCAATGGTAAGGGTGAAGTATTCCCTATTACTATTATCGTGCCTGATGACCTTGTGGATGACGTTAATGATGCTGTTGAAAATGGTTGTACCATTGACGCTACTCTGGATGTAAATACCATTACCTTTGGCGGTGTAGCTAAGAAGCATGGCATTGGCCGTGCTGGTAAGATTGATACATCTAATGTGTCCACCCGTAATGAGTTTATTCTTGCTGGTATGGACATTGTGGATGAGCCTGACGAGCTTTATATCGAGGGCGAAGATGGCAAGCAGATTCCTGTCAAGACTCTGTGGATGGACTCTGCTGTGGTCAAGAAGGCCATTAAGATGTATCAAGTCAAAAAGGAAGAATTTGCCAAGAATGGTGGTAACAAGACCACTAAGAGTGCTGGCTCTAATCTAAAGGATAGAAAGGCCGAATATAAGTCTAAGCGCGTAGGCAAGAAGGCTACCAATGACTTTGATGGTTTTGGTGATGATGAGAATCCTTGGGGCAATGATGAAACTAGTCTTGAGGATGAATTTTAAGGGGTGATGTAGGATGGCGCTTGATATTACAAATCTTGAAGAAACTACAATTACCACTGGTCTTGAAGGTAAGATTCTGGCTTGGTACGGTACGAACAACGTTGGAAAGAGCCATGTGGCCTCCAAGCTGTTTCCTGGCAAAACACTATGGTTAGCGACCGAGAAGGGTTATAATGCCATTTCTGGTATGCGTAAAGTGGATGTTGAGTCTTGGAATGATTTTCGACAGGTTGTGTCTCAGCTTACCGTTAAGAACGAAAAGAAGCGTGAGAAGGTACGGACTATATACCAATGCGTTGTAGTGGATGTTGCTGACCGCCTACCTAACTTAGCTACTGCTTATATCATTTCCACTTATAACACTCAAAACGCCGAAAAGTCTGATTTTACCCCTATTACCGAGTTGTCTGGTGTTCCTTATGGTGGTGGTTATGCCATGCTAAACAAGGAGATGGATAGCCAAATCAATAAGTTGGCACTATCTGGTTACTGTGTTGTTCTAATCTTTCATGATGAAATCCGCAAGATTAAGGATGGTCGAGAGGAATACGAGTATATTGTGCCAAAAAATACCTTTAACAAGGCCGGAAACGCCCTGAAGGACATCCCTGACTTTATGATTTATCTTGAATCTCAGGGCGTGGATGAGGATGGTAAGGCACTGCTGTCTATTGGCCATTGTGTACAGCATAAGGAGTATTTCGCTCGTAGTCGGTTTACTGAGTGCCCTGAAATAATCAACCCTTTTACTGCTGACAACCTAAAGGAAACTGTGCGTATTGCGTGTGAGCGTGAGGCTGAAAAGCAAGGTGTGTCTACTATCACTTATGCAGAGGAAGAAGCCCAGCGTGAAAAGGAAAAGACTGAAAAGAAAAAGTCTGCATCTGAATTGATTGAAGAGGTTAAGCCCATCTATGGTGCTTTGCGTAAGGCCAAGCTAACCGCAGCGGTTAATAAGATTGTGGGCGATTTCCTTGGTTATGATGAGAATGATAAGCCCAATAAGATTAGTGAGGCTGATGATTCTCAGGTCGAGGCACTACAATACATTTATGATAAGCTGGTAGACTTGGCAGAAGAAAAGGATATTAGCTGGGAAGAATAAACCAAACAAAAGACGGCTGGCCCAAGCTGGCCGTCTTTTTCCATAGGAGGACGTATGGCAGCTCCTAAACTAACAGAACAAGAAAAGAAAGACCGCCGCAAAGTTATAGACTTGATTCAATCTATGTGGGGCGAAGATGCTAACTGGAAATTGCTTACCGCTCAACTCAAGAACATTATGAAAGAATATGACTTAACACACAAAGATGTGTATTATATTCTTAAATATTGTAAAGACTATGAGCAAGTAGTAATTGATAGCGATTATGGATTGTATCAGTTGTTTCCAAAATACATTGATGCCACGCAGATATTTAGGGTTAAGTTGGCCGAAGCTAAAGAAAGAGCAGATGAAATAGGTACAATTCCTCCTATTAAGGTTAAGAAATATCGGCCTCAAAGAAAGGTTAAAGATGACTTGACTTTTGATTGGTAAAGCAGTATAATCAAATCGGAAGGAGGAGGCAGTATGACAGTAGCAGAACTAAAACAAGCCTTGTCTAAATACTCAGATGATATGAAGGTTAAAGTTAATATCGACCGAGAGCTTAGAAAGTTGGACGATGTATCATGGGGCGTTGATATGGATACTAATGTCACCTACGTTTGGCTAGTTGGCAAGGAGAAGAAGCAATGAAGGCATTGTATTATGTTGTATATGTTGGAGGTTTATCATATTACTTTGACTTGAATGAACTTGCTAAAGCATTAGATTTTTCTAAAGGATATTGGTTAGTGCAAATGGCTTATATTGATGGGGGTAGAAGTTTGCGGTATAGAAATTATGATAAACAGAAAGATGAGTTTGTGGGCTAATGTTATATAATAGTAACCTATCGAGCTTATTACTTGGATGCCTAATGAACAACACCCAACTTCTATTTAATCCATCTTATCCCTTGACAAAGACCGATTTTGACCCTGAGCCAGTACACCGTATCATTTTTATCGCTACTTGTAAATTGGCTGAAGCCGGGGCCGGTAGCGTTAGCGAGGTTGAGATTGATAATTATGTCAAGGACTACCCAGCCCAATATGAAACACTAAATGATAGTAATTTTCTTGACTTTGTACCTACTGTAAAAGAGCTATGTTCACCTGAGAGCTTTGAGCTATATTATACCACTTTACGTAAGTTCAGCCTATTACGTGAGCTTAAAGAGGATGGGTATAATATTGCTGATTACTATGACGAAATGCTCGATGAGACAGAGCAAATGGCTGAGTTGAACAAGTGGACTATTGGTGAAATTCTTACTGACATTGAGTTTAAATCGGCAAAGCTAAGAACAAAGTATGATGTTAAGTATGTAAGGAATGAAATTAAAGCTGGTGAGAATGTAGCTGAACGGCTTGAGGCGTTTAAGGAACAGCCGTCATTTGGCGCTTTGTTTCAGAGTGGTTATCTAAGCACAATTTGGAATGGATGGTGTAGAGGACATTTAGGGTTAAGAGGGGGCGGGTCGGGCACAGGCAAGAGCCGTCTTGGTGTGGCTGATTTGGCCAGAGTTGGTGCTAAAGAACTATGGTCAGATGAGATTGGTGATTTTGTTATTAATGACAATTACCAATCACCTACTCTATTCATCGCCACAGAGCAAGACATTGAGATAGAAGTTGAACCAATGTTTTGGTCTGCTGTGAGCGGAGTTGAGTACAGGTCAATTAAGAATGGCCTATGTACACCTGACGAAGAAGCTCGTATTATCAAGGCCGGTGAGATTATCGCTCAATCCAATCTTCACATTACGTCTATGCCTAACTTTAACACAAAAGCCCTGAAACGTAAAATCAAAGAGATGGTTGAGTGTGAGAGTATTGGGTATTGTGTATTTGACTATATGGAGCAACAGGGCGATATTAGCCAAGAATATCGTGAGGTTGTGGGTAGTGCTGGTAGACAAGACCAAGTGTTGCTGTATCTGGCCACTGAGCTAAAGACAATGGCTGAGGATATGAATGTTGGTATCTTAACAAGCCAACAACTAAACGACACATGGAAAGCTCTTAGCTTTGTTGATGAAACGGCTTTAGCTGGTGGCAAATCGACTAAGAACAAAATCGACTTTGGCTCCATTATCATCCCAACATCCTACCTGCGCAAAGACATGAAGCAGATTGAGCCTTATCTAAAGCGTAATGGAGTGGGTGATAATCGTCAACCAATGCCTAACATCTGTGAGTTTATTATCAAGTCACGCTATGGTATTTATGGCGATAAGCGCCTAAAATTATGGTCATACTTTGACCGTGGTACATTCCAACGCCATGATTATTTTGTAACAGATGATGAAAATAATGTGCTGGATGATATTCAACCTAGCGAATTGGGGGAGTTTTAATGAGAGATGATAAAAATGGCCTAACTCATGTATTTGTAGCAATGGGGGCGATTGCTTTTTTTGTAGCGGCTGTTCCCGCGCTCGATGCAATGGGAATGTATGTAGCAAATTGGTTTGGGCTAAAATCTGTAAAGTTAAACCATGAAGCAGAGGAATTCGTGCATGAAGAACCTTGCCAAGAAACTCACGCTATCGGTTTTACTGTCCCTTCCGAGGAAGAGGAGGAATATATTGAAGATGAGTAAAAGAATCCAATCTTTATCAGAAAGCCCATGTTACAAGTGTGGTAAGATTGAACAATGCGAGGATAAGATTAAAAGAAGCCCTATATTAGGGGACATTGTTGATTGCGTCATGCCAAGAGCAGATTATGATTACCATGATTGTATGTTGTACAAGGTGTTGATGATGGAAAATAAAAATATGAACAAACTGTAAATATTTTTATAAACACTTGACTTT